TATGAGCAATACACTTCATGCCGCCGACGAGTGTGTGAAAACCGTTTGAAAAAGCAAAACCGATGAAGATATAGCCGGTGAAATATTACGGAAGATCGAAGAAAGAAAAAATGGCAAGCAAGGTAAACACCCGACATCCTGACTACGATAAAATGCTTCCTAAGTGGCAGCGTTGCCGTGATGCTGTGTCCGGACAGGAAGCAGTCCACGATGCAGGTGAACGCTATTTGCCGCGCCTCAAAGATCAGGACGTTGCAGAGTATAAAGCTTATAAACTCCGGGCTGAATTTTTTAACGCCACATGGCGCACAATTTCCGCGCTTTCCAGCCTGATATTCAGAAAGCCGCCGGTTGTTACGGTTCCCGCGTCCGTTGAACCGATGCTGGAAGACGTCACAATGTCCGGCGTTAATTTACAAACCTTCGCACAAAATGCGACTATTGAAGCCCTTACGTCCGGCAGAATAGGCATTCTTGTTGATTATCCGCAGCAATCCATTGAGGGTATGACGCTTGCCGATGCGCAAAAGCTTAATCTCCGGCCTACAATACAGAAGTACCCGGCAGAATCAATCATTAACTGGAAAACGCAGTGGATAGGCAACAAGACAGTGCTTTCGATGGTTGTATTAACCGAAAGTGCCGCGTTGCCCGTTGATAATGAATTTGAGCAGAAAACAGAAACACATTACCGCGTGCTTGATCTTTTTAATAATCAATACCGTGTAAGGGTTTTCCGAATAGACGACAAAAAAGAAGATGAACAAGTCGGCGAAGATTTATTCCCGCTAATGAACGGCAAGCCGCTTGATTTTGTCCCCTTCTTTTTCATTGGCGTTGACGACACCACACCGGAAGTTGATGAACCGCCATTAATTGACCTGGTTGACTTAAACCTTTCACATTATCGCCTTGACGCTGACCTGAAGCATGGCTTGCACTTTGGCGGACTGCCTACTGCTGTTATTTCCGGATACAGGAAAGAAAATGAAAACGAAAAGCTTTACATTGGTTCATCTTCTGCGTGGGTGTTTCCTGACCCGCAAGCAAAAGCATCTTATCTTGAATTTACCGGGCAGGGATTGCAACCAATTGCAGCAGAAAAGGAAAAGATTGAGCAACGCATGGCTATTCTCGGAGCTCGTCTCTTGTCGTCCGAAAAGAAAGCCGCGGAAACAGCACAGACCGCGCAGATCCACCGGGCGGGGGAAAACGGTATATTGTCTGCTATTGCTCAGATAATCTCTATCGGTATGACGGCGGTTTTGCGCGTCTTCTGCCAGTGGGCTGGCTCCGAAGATAAAGAGGCTGGCATTGAGCTTAACCGAGAATTTATGCCGCCCGAAATAACACCGCATGAATTGACGGCAATCGTTTCCGCGTGGCAATCTGGGGCTATCTCTATGCAAGTCCTGTTTGACCAACTGCAAAAAGTTGAACTCATTGCAAGCGATTTGACGCTTGAAGAAATGCAAGGACAAATCGAAAGCGCTCCCATTCCAAAGCCAGATTTAAGCGGTCAAGGAAATGATTTAAATATATAATAACACTTGATAAAATAACGTTTTTAGTGTATGAAAAAGACATGGAAAATATAACAAAAAATAATATTAAAAGTGGAATTTACGCGATCATAAATACCGTTAACGGGAAACGTTATATCGGCAGTGCCGTTAATCTCCGTAAACGGAAGGCACAGCATAAATTAAATCTTAATAAGGGAATACATCAAAACATTATCCTACAAAATGCTTGGAATAAACATGGCTCTGATAACTTCATCTTCGTTGTTCTTGAGTATTGTTCTTCCGATACCCTCTTGAAAAAAGAACAGCATCATATTGACACGAAAGCAGATTATAATATTTGCCCGACTGCCGGAAATACACTCGGTATGAAACACACAGAAGAGGCAAAAGAAAAGATTAAAGAATCAAAGCGTAACCTCAGTGCGGAAGCTAGAGCAAGAATGGTGGCGGCGCATAAAGGAACAAATCAAGGGGAAGATAATCCATGTTTCGGGCGGAAACATACACCGGAAGAATGCGCAAAGATAAGTGCTGCACAAGTAGGGAAACGTTACACGTGGCGCGGAAGAAATCACTCAGTAGAATCAAAGTTGAAGATGTCGGAATCGGCAAAGGGTAAAATAGTGACATTGGAGACCTGTAAGAAAATGTCGGAATCGCACAAAGGAATTCCATTATCACCTGAGCAGAGGGAGAGAATCAGCAAAGGATTAAAGGGGAGAGTGTTTTCACAAGAACATCGAGAGAACATAAGAATAGCGGCGTTGAACAGGCAGGAACGGATTGCAAGTAAGCCGATACCAAAACCGAATATTGGAGCTGAATAAAGCCTATTAAAGCGGTCTCTTTGAGACCTAAAAAGGAGAGATTAATATGCAAATACAAAAAGAACAATATGAAAATCATGGTTACAATATTGGAATTTTTTCGAAGTTGGCTGAATGTATTTTGATAGACGGTGCTTACAAGGCAACAAAATATTTTAGTGAAAATAGTATAGTGAGGGCAACCCGTAAACGCTACAAAGGCAAGATTCTAAAGAATCATATTGATATTGTTTTCACGATGGGCAAACCGAATTACGAAGAACGCGAACACATCAAAAAAGTAAAAAAAGCGGGCGGAACATTCCCGATCAATAAAATATTAGTTAAGATGCCGAAGGAAAGCAAATAAGTGAACAAAGCCGATCAACTCATTGCAGACAAAATAATCGGAAATCAGCTTTTGCTTGAGCGCTTTACCGCGGGCGAAAAGGCGAAGGTCTATAAGATTATTGTCCAGATGCAAAAAGAGTTGAAGGTTAAATTAGCGACCGATCTTACCGACTTCGGAAAGGCGAGAGTAAATAAGCTTTTGAAGGAATGCACGGCAATCATGAATGAGTATTATTCCGGTATCCAACAGGAACTTGATTTAACCGGACTGGCAAATCAGCAGGCGGCAGCCACACAGCAAGCCATTGCAACTGTCGGACTTGACGCTTCCTTGCCGACAGTGGCGGTTATGAAAGAGCTCGTGAATGGATCTTTGATAGATGGGGCGGCCTCCGGTGCGTGGTGGGCTAAACAGAGCGAAGATTTACAATTTAAGTTTGCTGCTCAGATTCGGCAGGGGATCGCCGCCAATGAAACACTACAAGACATAATCAGAAGAGTAGCGGGGTCGCCACGGCTGGGAACTCCTGGAATTATGGAAATAAGTCGCCGTAATGCAAGCGCCCTTGTACATACGTCAATCCAACAAGTGGCAAATGATGCCCGCCTCGCAACTTATCAGGCTAACGCCGATGTGATTAAAGGGGTTCGGCACCTTGCCACTTTCGACTCACACACCTGCGCCCAACAGTGCGTTCCTCGTTCCGGTGCGGAATGGGATCTTGAGGGTAATCCGATTAAGGGGAGATTCCCATTTCAATCACCGCCATTACATTTTAATTGCCGATGTGTCTTAACCCCAGTCACCAAAACATTCCGCGAGTTAGGAATTAATATGGATGAGCCCCCCGGCACCCGCGCTTCTGACTTGGGGCAGGTTCCGGCGGATATGTCGATGGATTCATTTTTACGCAGGCACGACACGGATTACCAAGATGAATTACTTGGCAAAGGCAAAGCTCAGCTCTGGCGTGATGGCAAGATTACCTTGAGCGACCTTTTGTCACAGTCTGGGCGACCCCTCACCCTCAAACAATTACAGGCGGCGGCATGAAAGAATTAAGAATAAGAAAGCCAAGCAAAAAGGCAGAGGTTGAAGATAATCAACGCAATAGTGGCCTTCACTTCAATCGGATGCCAGATATAAGCCCCGCAATGAGGACAACGGCGGGCGGTTGTAGAGATTTCTTTTCCACAGTCGCGGCATGGTTTCATAATTTTCCTCCTTTGTTTTGGAAATTATACGCCGACAAAAGGTTAAAGTCAATAGCCGGTCAATGACCGGTCAACGGGCCACGCCCTTAACATTCAGGCCGGAAGGCCGTTAACTTTGAAGCAACTACAGGGGGCAGCATGAAATGGTTTAAGAAGGGAAGGGAAATTTATAAGAAGGCTACGCAGGAAGGGTGGCGTTTAATAGAAAAGCCGCACGACGGCATAATAATGCCAGAACATTGGGAACGCCTCAAAGACGGGGAGTGGGAGTTCAGAGATGCTTATAATGGCGGCTTTGTTGCCCTCGGCCCAAATGGAGAAAAAATATTCCGCATATAGCATAGCCGGTCAGAGGCCGGTATAAACGGGCAGAGCCCACAACAACTCCAGAGGAGATAACAAATGGCATTCGATCCAAACGACACAGAAGTAAAAGAGGCAAT